CAACGCTAGCCGGTTCAGTAGCGCCCAAAAACTCAGGGCCGACCGTGTAAAATTGGCCCTAGAGTTGGTCTATACGGCTAAGGAAGTGTCAATCACTAACTGTCAAAAATGGATCCGAGTTAAGGTACATGGTGGGACGGTTCGTGATAAACGGGCTCTCCAACTGTTGGAAAGTGATTGGGCCGCACAAGGGATCCAAAAAAACATCACCCCTCAGGGCGTGATTTATCGGGTTGCGTAAAAACAACAATCTTAAAATTTGAAAATAATTAGGTTTGGAAAGGTACAGCAGAGCAAAGGAGAAAAAAATGGCTCACACACGATATCAAGAGTTAGAATATTTAGCTATAGGTATGGGTTGGAACTTAGATAGGCGTAACCGAGTTGGTCGGTTGTGGCGAATCAACGTTGGTCACCCATTTCATATCCTAGTTGAACAATTTGGGTACACGGTTATCCGAGAATCTTCATATGGTGCTTCTATACTTACCAACCCAAAAGATGGTTCGTATGTAGTGTTAGGCTGCGGGTCATCAGATTCCCCAATGACAGGAAGTTTTTTGTGCGACCGTGTTCGTGCTAGACGCTACGGGTTACATTTAGTAATTTGACAATAATTGGGCTTGGATATACAATAGAATCTTAGACAGTTAAACAACGGAGAGCAAAAATGGTAACGATTCAGGACATCAATTCTACTATTATCACCGGTTCTTTCACAAATGAACAACTGGATTCCATTGCAATGGCAATCAAGTTTGCCCGCAATCAACTAGCCGCAAAGGCAAAGTTTACACTGGTCAGAGGTTCTAAAGTGAAATTTACATCCAGCCGCACCGGTAAAACTGTGCTTGGTACAGTTGAAAAGGTCAACCGCAAGTTTATCATCGTCCGTGAAAACGGCATGATGTTCCAAACTTGGCGTGTCCCTGCTAATATGCTTGAAGCCGCTTGATTGTTCAACCCAAAATTTGACAATAATTGGATTCCTCTGTATAATAGATTCATACACTGAGAAAACGGAGAAACAAATGGCTTATATGAATCAAGAACGCAAAGCGAAAATGGCCCCCACAATCAAGGCAATCTTGACCAAGTATGGTGTCAAGGGTTCGCTAAGCGTTCGTAATCACAGCACCTTGGTTCTGACCCTGAAATCAGGTAAAATTGATTTCATCGCCAACAGCAACCAAGTTTGTGGTAATGATTTTTACCAAGTTAGTCGTGGTTTCAAACCGAACACCTCGGGCTACTGTGATGTTAACCCCTACTGGTACAAGGATCACTATGACGGCGTTGCACTGTCTTTCCTCAAGGAAGTGATTGTAGCCATGAACGATGGCAACTATGATAATTCAGATATCCAATCTGATTATTTTTCAGTAGGCTGGTACATTGATGTTAACATTGGTAAGTGGGATAAGCCTTACACCGTCGAAGCCTAATCAGGCACATAAGGAGAACACCGTGGGTTACAAAGTTTTGGCAGACAAATTTCAGATGGACGAGATGCGTACCAAATACGGCCCACGTAAGGGCCTTGAAGGTCCGTTCAACTTCTCAGGTCGAGTTCTGTATTATGATACGAAAGAGGGTCAGTACTATGATCCTCAGTCAGACTTCTACGTAGAACAGGCTGAGATGGATCTGATTCACAATCAGTTGATTGCCAAACTTTGATAGGAATTTAATGATGAAAGCTAAGTTTTATGTACGGTGTGCCGAGTGTCAGGAGCAACATTATGTAGATGCTGTGGAATTCCTCAATGTAGAGGAAGATTATATGGGCCGAGACATTATGCATTTCGTATGCTCGGAAACACAGGAAGAATCCAAATCTTTGGTATATAAAGAATGAGCATGAAACTTTCCCCATATCAAAGAGCAGCATTACGGCTAATGCGCGGGAAACCCAAACCTAAACCCTTTGGTAAACTGATTGACGGTAAGTTTCTTACTGGAACTAAAAGCCTACACCGAACTAAACAGGGCCGCGCTTGGAACACGTTTTGGCGAATCAAACTCCATGTTGCATGGTATAACGGAGTAAAAAATGAGGTTTAGCCTTACGGAACTGTTCTCTTGGATGCCGGTTCTGATCGCCGGCTTCATGGTATTTTTTGTGGTCTGTGCAGGTGTTGCAAAAATCATACAACTGTTCACAGGTTGACAATAAATGGATTTGGGCATATAATAGAATCTTAGACAGTTAGATAACGGAGTAAGTGATGCAGGTAGGTGATATCGTCAAGAGCTTAGACTTCAATGGCATTGACAATTGCTACATGATCGGTAAGGTCGTTGGGATTCAATACGACGGTCTCTTCCGAGCAAAATTCATCAAGCGGGTTTGGGAAGGTGTAGAGGATCGCAAATTCAAGACCGACTTCTTTACCGCTCCTCTTCAAGGCGAGCAATTCATGGATCGGCATGATTCTCCCCGTGTTATCGTAATCGGCTAATAGGACTCAAAATGTACACACAATACTCAACCGTTCTCAAGACTGTCCGTCTCAGCGATATCCGTACTGGTAGCATTGTCGTTGTACGTGGTGACTTTGGCTTGGGAATGTCCCAAATTGTCTCGGTAGACTACGTGGAAGACAACATCAAAAACGGCAAGCCGGGTATTACTTACGACCGTAGCTGGGCATACTTGGATCAAGTGGTTCAGGTGCTCAAGTACTAAACGGTTGACAATAATTGGTTTCGGCTATATAATATATACATACACTGAGAAAACGGAGTAACAAATGGCTCGCTATCAACGCCCAGTTCTGAATCTTGATGCTGACACTGTTTGGTCGGCTGCTTGCGCGGCTCAACGCATCAACGGTGAGTATGTCAAGGCTGTTACCTCTTATGTGACTAACGAGGACATTCTTCCCGAGTCTGAGCAGACTCCTCCTAAAGAAATCAACCGCGATATTATCAACCGTTTGGTTGCCGATCCTAGTCAGATCACTGATGCTGACCGTCAACAGGCTGAGGCTGTTCGCAAGTTCTATAAAGCGTTTACTTTCAAAATCCTTCAAGGCAAAATGTTGTCAGAGTTTGACAACAACGCAATGGTTATCGCTAACCGTGATGTTATCGAAGCCAACTATGATGTTGCGGTGATCGCAAGTCTCCCTGCTTCGTATGAGCGGGCCGTCAAGCGTGACAGTCTTAACCGTAAGATTGAAAGTGCTACTGGTGGATTTGTTGGTCGTGTTGGCGATAAAGTCAAACTCACGGTTGAGGTTGTTCGTAGCGTGTTTAGCCAGCAGTGGAACGTGTTCTTTATCACTGGTATCACTAGCGACGATCAGGCTGTGTTCTTTAGCTACCGCGAGGCGATCCCAACTGGTAAAGTGATTGTCGCTCAGGGCACTGTTAAGACTCACCGCGATAACACTACCCAACTCAATCGGGTGAAAATTGTCTAAGTTGGATAGGACAATACAGGTAATAGGAATCATCACCATGGTGATTTCTATTGCGTATTTATTAACTCACAATAGTTTAGGTTGTTAAAATGACTAACTTTATTGCAGGAACTATTTTTGGTATTATTGTCGCTACTGTAGGGTTTAGTGGTATCAGCAAAATTCTAGACGGTGGAGTAAATAAGGTAAAAGCAGTTGTGCAAGAAAAGGCGCAGTGAATTTTAAACGCAAACAGATAGAGGACAAAATGGGTCTTGATATGTATGCTTATGTTGGGAAGCCCGGACAACGTGAAGAATATTGGTATAACAGTTTAGATAGGGATTCTACTGTTACTATGCCCCGTGAAATTTCATATTGGCGTAAACATCCTAATCTACATGGTTGGATGAGGCAACTTTGGATTAGCAAAGGTAAACCTGGAACAAAGTATGACGATGCTGAGTTCAATGGAATTGAACTTGAACTGACTTGGGATGATGTTGACGCACTTGAACGGGCAGTTAAGCACGGTATGCTTCCTTCTACTAATGGTTTTTTCTTTGGAAATCCCTCAGATGATGTATACTACGAACGGGATTTGGAATTCTGTGTCAATGCCAAGACAGAATTGTTTCTAGGGTTGAGAGTTTTTTACAATTCAAGTTGGTAATCATGGCAGGCTACAACGCAGTACTTGAACTTCGCAGACTAGAATCGGATCTAGATCAGCTAGGTCTTATGCTTACAGCACCTAAACATGGTTGGGGTAGCGATATAGGTGATCGAGCCGGTGTTAAGCCTAAAGATGCTGAAAGTCTGCCTATCTACAACCGTGATGCTGAAGTTATGGTTGGAACATTGAATGAAATTCGTATTTGGTTGAATGGCATATATTGGGCTCGCAAGTACGACCAAATGTTGTTTGGTCAGAAACATGATAAGAATCGTGAACGTAAGGAACAAGATGAACGTAATCGCCAATTGGTGAATATCCTAACTAAAGGAGAAAAGGAATGAGTACGAAACTAATTCGTAAAATTTTTGCAGTAATATTAGTGCTTTTGTCATCTTTTTTGTGTTGGCAAAATTGGGGAACTAGTGAGAGCAATGCTTGGATGATTGCCTTTGCTGGATGGATGATTGTACTTTTGGATACTGAATAATGAGTGCAAGTTGGATCCACAAGCTGAATGAGAGTGATAGTCGCCTGTACAAGGAAGATGTTATTCGGCAGGCCCTTGAAGCAAGTGTCCTAGGTAGCACCAATGCTATCAATTTTTTGACCTTCACTAAGGCGTGTTATAATCCATATACAACATATGGTGTTAAGCAGATTCCTGATACTGTAGGAATTGTAAATGCAGAAAATCCTTGGGAAGAATTTAATAATTTGTTGTCACTACTAAGCCAACGCAAATTGACTGGTAATAACGCTAGGGATCATATTGAAGATATGAGTCTACGTTTTGATAGCGAAGAATGGAATACGTTTTTAGCTCCTGTACTTAGGCGAGACCTTCGTGCAGGAGTGTCGGAAAAAACGATTAACAAAATCTGCAAAAAAACAGCTTATGAAATCCCTGTCTTTGGTTGCCAACTTGCTACTAATAGTGAAGGTCGCCCTGAGATGAAGGGTATCAAACGCCTTGAGCCTAAGTTAGATGGTGTCAGGGTGCTAATGATGGTTATGCTAAATGACGATGGCAATGCGGTGTTTTCATTTAGCCGCAATGGTAAATTATTTGAAAACTTTACCCACATTGAACAACAGATTAGCGACAATCTAAACAAATTGATTAGGCAAAACCGTTCGTTGATCAAAGGTTTTGTATTTGATGGTGAGGTTATTGGTAATTCTTTTCAGGAGTTGATGCGTCAGGCTCGGCGTAAAGAAAACGTACAAGCTACCGATTCAGTATTCAACATTTTTGATATTATCCCAATTGATGATTTTCGTCGAGGATATTGGAATGCTCAACTTGAAAAGCGTATTGAGATGTTGGAATATATGCGTCCCGTAATTGATCAAATGCCTAACGTTGAATTGTTGCCCCATATTATGGTAGACCTTGATACCAGTGACGGCAAAGACCAATTTCATAGATATTGTAAGGATATGGTCAATAATGGCTATGAGGGAGTGATGATCAAAGATGTTGGTGCTCCTTATGAATGTAAGCGTAATACATTT